TTAAACGTTCTCTGCCCGATTATCAAAAGGATTGAGTGCTACGGCTGCATCAAGATGATTTGGAGCGAAGTGAGCGTACCTCATGGTCATCATGATCGTGCTGTGCCCGAGAATTTGCTGTAACACCAGAATGTTTCCTCCACGCATCATAAAGTGGCTGGCAAAGGTATGTCTGAGCACATGAGTGCGCTGACCTTTAGGCAGCTCTATGCCGGCCCGTGTAAGTGCTGATTTGAATGCCTCATATGCAGGGGCGAAGAGTGAACCGCGTTTTTTGGGGAGCATTTCTTGTAACTGCGGCGAAATGGGGACTGTTCGATTCTTTTTGCTTTTGGTCTGCGTAAATGTCAAACGTCCGGGAAGAACTTGTGATTGTTTTAAATCCTGCGCTTCACTCCAGCGTGCACCTGTGGCCAGGCAAATACGCACGATAATTCCCAGGTCTTTGTTAGCTGACTGGTCACAAGCTTTAAGCAGCCGATCAATCTCCTCCTCATAAAGAAAAGCCAGTTCCTGATCTCCTTCCTTAAACTGCCTGATACCTGAAAGCGGGTTATCTCCATCCCACTCACCTAGCCGTTTCATTTCCGAGAATACTGCATGCAGGTATGACTGCTCGCGGTTTACTGTTGCTTCACTAAGCTTCTTCTTGCCTTTCTGATTCCACTCCCCGCCTAAGCGACGTTCGCGGTATACAGCGAACGTATTTTTATCGAAGTGGGAGGCGAGAGGGTCACCGAGGCGCTCACAAATAGCCAATAGCTTTATTTTACGCTCATCGCCAGAAGTGAGCGTTTTGCCATGCATCTCGTACCAGCGCTCAACAAATGCCGAAAGAGTCACAGCACTGTCATTTACAGGCTGTTTTGAAGCGTTGTTCATTAAACGGCGCTCATAGGAGAGCGCCTCGCCTTTGGTAGCAAATTGCTTACGTATGCGTTTCCCGTCACGTCCGTACGGGAAGCATTGCAACAGCCATTTGCCAGAAGGAAGTTTACGTACGGTCATTTATAAAAACTCTTCCATTGCTCCTCGCTGATTATCTTCAATGGAATACCTTTCTCGTCCCTGTAAGACACCGCCTTTTCAATTTTCCGACCGTGCGCTTTGTATCGCCAATCTTTTGAACTCAGAGTACCAACAATCAGGAAGTCCAATTTTTGAGTGATATTGTCAATCACAGTTGCTCCCTGACACCGGATCTCCTCAGCACAAACTGAGCGCTTACCATGCAGAAACTCTCCCGTCAGACAAACGTTAGCTCCGGCAAGATTTAAAGATTCAATCGTATCGATGGGGAGCTGAGTCGATAGACCATCCACAATACCTGATTCCAGATCGCATCCAGTAAATGAGATAAGGGCCTGACGGAGGTGGGCTCTTTCATCTTCGGTGATAACACCGTCACGAAGGATATCTTCTACGAGGGTATAGAGTTCTTTGCCGGGATAGTTGTTTTTGAGCGCGCCATTGACATATAAAAACCATCGGAGATATTTGATTTCGTCGTCATTAAGCTGAGTATCAGCCAGAAGCCCTTTGCATAACCCTTCTAGCAAGTGCCTGTCTGATTCAATGGAGTCGAGCTGAAGGTAGGGTAGGTCGATTAAGTCTTTTTGAATTTTAATGAGATCTGCTTTTAGGAATTTCATCTCTACCGGATCGATGACACCGTCAGAGAGAACATCAGCGATTCGATGCCGTATGGCTCTAACGCAATAGTTATCACTTATTTCCTGAGATTCAAGCAGCCAGGTATCGAGATAAAGCATTTCTTTCTGGGTCACTTCGCCATCACTAAGTATTCCATCAATGATACTGATGAGATTGGTGAAAGCTTTATCCCTGTTACTGAAGTAATGGAAACGAGAGTGCTCACTCATATCAAGACCTCTATGCATGTGTAGAAAATTAAAAGAAAATGGAACCCACAAGGAAGCCAGCAATAAAGCAGACAGTAATTTCTTTTGGATAAGTTTTTAAAAAATCGATGAAATTGAGCTTCGGTGTGGTTAGCTCATCAGTAACTTGCGTTGCCGCTTGAGTTTGTTGATCGAGCCAGGAAAGAGCCATTTGAAGTTGTGGGCGGGTAAGATCATTCAGTCTGCCGGTCCCAAAATTCACATGACAGAAACGGATTAACTTTTGGCGCAAATCGTTATCTGTGCTGTTGCGCAGCAGTAAACTAACAAGAGCCTTGCTTGCATCTTTGTCTTTACCGCGATCAGCCATTGCTTGCAGGTAGCTAACAGCAGTCTGATATTGATTAACCGTCATCTCTTCGATACTTGAAACACCAATCTCAGCATGTACTTTTTGCCAGACTTCATATGCTTCAGAATTAGAGGTCTCAGAGACTGCCGCGACAAGCGCATTTAGTTCTTTTCTTTGCGCCTTGACGAGCGGCCGCTCGTCATGAGTATCTGAGGGGATCGCTATGTTGATGGTGTGACGACCATCAAATTTATCTATTTGTACGCGATTTTCTGTAAAGTCGCGTCCAGCTGTCCGGTTTTGATCTCCTGAGGAATTCACTTCCATACTACTTCCCTATTTATTGTTTTCGTTGTAATCCCTGCCAGCCACTCGGTTACCACTACCAGACACATTTATTGAATCTGAAGCGGCGTTGCCTGCATTTAACGCTGCTAGCGCTGCTGCTTTGACCGCTAATGGAGCTTGTCTAAACAGATTGATCATCTCCTTCTCATCTTGAGAAAGATTCTCCGCAGACCTGATCCCTGTAACAATAAACTGAACATCAGCTCCAAATTTTGATATTGCGTAGAGGTAAGAGGCGTCAGGCGATCGCTCGCCCTTTTCATAGTTGAGCTGCGTGAGTTTTTTTACGCCGCCCACCTCTCCCAATGCCGCTTGGCTTAGTCCTAAACGCTCACGTTCCTCGCGTAAGCGCATGCCGATATAATCTTGCATACCAAAATTCCTTGACTGGTATAAATATTTATACCATTATGTTTTCCACAGACACTTAGCAGATCACAATATACCACTATGACACAAGTACAAAACACACAGCGGGCACGTACGCCCAAAAACAGCGTAGCTGGCGGTTCTTTGCCACTGCGTTTGTCCCCTGAAGAACGCTCAGAGATCGAGACCATGGCAGAGGCTGAGTGTCGTTCAGCATCCAACATGGTACGCATCGTCTTTTTGCGTGGCCTTGAATCCATGAAATCTGAGCCGCAACAGAATTCTGGTAATTAATATCGTAAATCGAGGTAAAAATGACGGGCGTAACCATCAATATGAATGTTGCAGCTCCTTATATATCTCTGAAGGAGTATTCCAGAATAACCGGGATTCCATTCGAAACATGTCGGCTAATGGTTCGTGATGGCAGAATAATTGTCAGACCTAAAGAGCTGGTGGGGGCCAAGGTGGAAGTAAACATGATCGCCATGCTCAAAGATGCAATAGCCAATAGCTAACAGTTCAATTATTCAGTGGGGCAGGGCGCATGCTTGTTCAACTCAACAGCAAAACAGCAATCTATCGCGGCTTCACAATCCTGAAGCTGCCACGCCAAAAACCGTATTCGCGCCAGCGTTACCAAATCACCAAAGATGGTAATTATCTGGGGCTGGACTTCGGATTGTCTCAGGCTCGACAGACTATCGATCAGCTACATCGGGGGCATTAATGACAACTTCAACAGCAGCAGTTATGGAAGCGCGAAACCGTTTGAATGCTAACAGGCAAAATGGTGCGCGCACTTTATCGCGTGGCGGTTACGGCCCCGATCATCAATACAGCAGATCGCGTAATGTTGTTCAGGGTATGGCTCTTTCCGATATTGCGCGAAATGGTTTTGAGGTGCGTTGTAAAGAAACAGGTATTCAATTTTCAATTCTTCCAGGTGGCTCAATTTGCGAATTATTCACCGCAGAATTAGAAGCGTACTGGAATAGCGGCGCGCGCTGATTTAATAACGGCACTATGAACTGATTTATATACGGCATTTTTGCCGGGGCTTCGCTTTATCTTTTTTCAGGGGATTGAACATGCCAATTCAAACAAATGACCGCGCGCACCTGCTTGGGTTGTTGCGTATCAAATTAAACCTGATGAAGAAAGAAAAGCTATCCACTAATGAAATTTACCGCAGCCTGGAAGATTGGATCGGCAATAGAGAACAGGTAGCAGTAAACAAGGAGCATAAAAATGGTTAACTCCCCTCTTATCTGGGTGGGCGGCAAGTCTCGCGCTATGTCGCATGTGCTTGATGCTTTGCCCCACGGTGAATGCCTGGTTGAGCCTTTCGTGGGAAGCGGTAGCGTCTTCCTGAACACTGATTACAAAACCTATGTTCTCTGCGATAGCAATGCAGCACTGATTAATTTCTTTTCAATGGTTAAGCGTAATACTGAGGCGTTTTTAACTGCTTCCGCAAAGATATTCGAGAAGGGTAATAATGAGGCTATATATTATGAATATCGCGACGAATTTAATGTAATCAATCGTGATTTTAATTATGACCGCCAAAAATATAATGATGAAACGTTGGTTAGATATGCGGCGCTGTTCCTTTATTTAAACCGCCATTGCTATAACGGTGTATATCGCGTTAATTTGAAAAATGAATTCAACGTTCCTTTTGGTTTTCGTAAGAAGCCAATTTTCCCTGTGGCTGACATTCAGCATTTTGCTAAAAGAGCGTGGGAAAAGGGTGCTATGTTCCTGCATGGTGATTTCAGAGCAACAATCCCGCTGGCGATTGGTCATTCGGGCTGCGTGGTTTATTGCGATCCGCCATACCTTCCAGCCAGCGAAACTGCGAATTTTACGGCTTACGGCAAGCCATTTACTGATGAAGATCACCGCACCTTGGTTGCGATGCTTTCACGCCTCTACAACAACGCAAAAATACCATCTGTCATATCTGGTAGTGACACACCAGAGACACACCAAATCTATTACCCGTTCAACCTAAAAGCTTTCGACGTTCGTCGCTCAGTGGGGGCCAAAACTCGCAACCTTGCTGGCGAGGTTATAGGTACTCTGCGTGTCTGCGATTGCTGTGGGAGTGTGGGCGGTGGCTGTCCTGATTGTGGGGGAGTGATGGGCGATGCGACTTATTCAGAAATGGTCGCTTCTGGTGCTTTTGAAGATCAGGAGGTGTTCTGATGAATACAGTTGAGGCGGTAGTAACAAAGGTTCTGGATGTTCGCCCTTACCGTAATTTCTGGATCACGCGCGTTGAGGTTCTCAGCGAGGATGGTTACAGCAACACCGAGATAATCAGTTATACCGAACGTGACGCGCGGGAAGTAAGGCTCGGCGACACTGTGACAATCTAAGGTGAACCGGTGACTCAGGCGCGTCGTGTTCACTCAATGACTACGGATAAACCGGGCAACTTTGACGAGTCTGCCCGGTACGCCTATCCGTGGAATGAACCAAAACAGGCCATTGCCGTTGATAAGACTCCCGCTGTTGATCTATATGAATTGGGTCAAGAGCAGGAGTTTTTCGCGTGGGTTGAAGATACTCTCAAGCCATTACCTACATTTATTCGCCGCCGCGTTTCATCCCGCATAAATGCCGTACACGCTGACAAAGGGCGTCATATTGCAAAGTTAACTCTTCGCAATATCGTGGCGCGTGACCTTCCACACGTGCGAGCAGTTACAGAGCAATATGCCGCGCCTGTTGGTAGTGACTGGATCATTTCTTCCGAATTAAACCCGCTTTTTCATACGTTTGATAACCTTCGCGAACTAACGCGCCGGTTCAATCAGTTGGCTGACTGCACGGACGAAGATATTGATTTACTTGCACAGGATATCGCTATTTATGCAAATGCTGTCTTAGCTGAAGTGAGTGAAACCTGTGCTGTACTTAGCCCTGTGGAGTACAGCAAACGAATGCTGCGGGAAGGCTCAAGGCTGATTGCTTACTTCGGGCTAATCGCGCCCTGGGCTTCACGGCGCAAAATGCCACTTGATGAAATGGCTGCTTCAATTCGAAAAATTCTTGATGATCGTTTTTGGTCACGCCTGCTGCGAAAGTACGCGCGCCGCTGGCGTGAACATCTGCATATTGCCTTTGGTGATGTACGTCGCGATGTTTCCCCCTATTGCAGCAAAAATCACGTTAAACAGTGGGATGCGCGTCGCAAACGTAGCAGGGCAATCATGAGCCGCCTAGAACTTGAAGATCAGGTTACGGGTGAGCGCATGTCGCTGATAGAGCAGATTGATAAAAGCGTATCGAACCCTGAAAAGCGCCGCGTAGAACTTATGACGCGTATTGGTGGCTTTGAGAAGGTGGCAACGGAAAGCGGTTATGCCGGAAGTTTCTTCACGCTCACCGCCCCGTCTAAATATCATGCCTATACCGCGTTTGGACACCGCAACCACAAGTGGAATGGGGCAAGCCCACGCCGATCACAGCGGTATCTCAATCAAATATGGCAACAGATTCGCGCTGAACTCGCACGCCGCGAAATTCCTGTATTCGGCCTTCGCGTTGCTGAATCCCATCATGACGGTACTCCGCACTGGCATGGACTGCTGTTTACAGCCCCAGAGCACACTGATGAGTTGAAAGAGGTCATGGAAGACTACGCAACGCGTGAGGATGCGGAAGAGTTAACTGGCAAGTCTGGTAAGCAGCCCCGCTTTGAACTTAAGCCGATTGATCCGGCTTTGGGTAGCGCTACGGGTTATGTCGTCAAATACATCTCAAAAAACATTGATGGTTACGCTCTGGACGGCGAGAGCGATCATGAAAGTGGACGCCCTCTGAAGGAAACCGCTAAGCACGCAACAGCCTGGGCGTCATGCTGGGGGATACGCCAATTTCAGTTTTTAGGGGGAGCGCCGGTATCAGTCTGGCGTGAACTTCGCCGCCTGAAAAATCAGGATTTAGCCGACAGGGTTAGTCCTGTTTTTGGTGAGCTGCACCGCGCGGCTCACGCAGGAGATTGGCAGGGTTACATCACCTTACAGGGTGGCCCTTTTGTTTCCCGTTCCAGGCTTGTCCTTCGCGCCTGGTATCAATACAAAAACGAGCCGACCAGCTACGGCGAATATCGGAAAGCTATTAAGGGTTTGGTTATGCCAGCATCCAGCATTCCGCCCGTAGAAACGCGCCTCCATTCTTATCGCATTGTGAAGATGAAGCCTAAATCTTCAGACCGCGCCGATCCGGGTTTTGACCTTAAGGGCGCGTCCGCGACCTCTTGGACTCGTGTCAATAACTGTACAGAGTTCAAAAAAAGAACGAATTCACCGCCCGGATCACCATCATTAATGACAGTGCCAACAGAGCGGGAAGGGCCGGAACAGTTTGAAATCGGTCAGTTGACCCATGCACAGCGGAAAAGGTTACGTGAAAGCCTTCTTAACCATAAACCGCATCGGCAGAAATCATCCGCTGATGAGTTTGAGGAGCTAGCGCGCATCATTACCAGTGGTGACTGTTCCGACTATGACACCCAGCGGGCAGAAAGTTACCTCAAAGCCGCCCACGCGATCAGGCAGCAAGAGCTGGTTTTATCACCAGCACTTGCTGGTCTGACTGGGCTGATTCAATCATGGGCGCAGACGAAGAAAGTACAGATCAGCAAACAGCAAGTCATTCAACTGGCGCACGGTAATGAAGTGACGGTGATAGATACCGTTTATCGCGCACACCCAGTGACGGGCGAATTAATCGTAGCTGGCACAGATCAGCAGTGGCGAAAATGTATATCAAGATATAAGGTCGAAGAGTTAATAAACCGCTGGAAAATCACTATAAAAAATAACTAAAAATTCACTGCGAGTGCAGGTTTAATCTATATTGATAGGTTTGGTGTAGTTTAATACATATCTCACAAGTGAGATGCGCCAAAGAATTGATTTCCAATTCTTTGGCGCTTTAATCAAAGCCAACTCAGGCACTCATCTGAATCTGATATTATTTCAACGTTATTCACTTTAAAGAATTTTTCACTAATAGTCAGATGTTCAGGGCTAATCATTCTTTTATCCAAAACGAAAATCAATTTATCCTTGCTACGTGTTAAAGCAACGTATATCTTTTTCCACTCTTTATTAAAACGCTGTTCCTTTGTTATGTTAACCCCATCTAAATAGTTAATGAATGAGTCGGTTAAAATGAAGAAAACGATATCACTATCCAAACCTTTAACAGCTTCAATACTTTTTACAATATATCTTTCTTGACGCTCTGTGCTAATGCATGTCTCAGCGAAGCTATAAAATATCGCATACAAATCCTTTCTTTCTCCTATTAACCTTGAGAGATTGTGCTTTCTAATGATGTTGTTAACTGCTATTTGATGGTTGTTAATTTTTAATTCATCTAACAAGTCAAAATATACAGACTGAATATACAGTTTCGTATCTCTTCCTGCTCTTTTGTCACTTTCAGCGATTAAATTAGATAACACCCAAGGAATATGCTGTTTAGTTTCTTTTTTAGTAGAATAGAACTCGTTCTTTTGATTAATAATTACTAATTTACCACGAGTTAGCATTTCACCAAGCATTTCATCGTAACGTTCAACTTCATTATAAATGTAGCGAACTTCTCCTGGCAATTTATTTAATGTTGTTTGGCATTGTTCGTCATAACAAAATTTATTTGATATGTTCAGAATTGCTTGAGGTACACGCCTCGTGTTATTTTCCATCGCTTTGATTATTATTTCTTCGCTTTCTGTTTTTTTTATTGATTCTATGAAATCATGCAAAGCATTAGGGTATTTAATTGCCTGTTTTGGGTCTCCAATCATATAAATATAAATGTCGGTTTTTCCCAGTATCTCAAACACCCTTAAACAGTCAGAATCAAGATCTTGTACTTCATCAATAAAAATTGAGCAAATGGTTTTGCTTACAAGGTTGGTTATATAATCGACCTTTCCTTTTTTATATTTGTTTGTATGCTTGGAGTTGTCTCTGTCTAAAATTTGCTTGGCGGTTTTATAGACATTTTCAACATGAATAACACCATCTTTTTTTAATTTAGCTATTCTTGAATTTTTATAGATATTTTCAGTTGGCAAGGTTTCTAAAGAGACAGAATGATATCTATCACCTAAGACGTATTGCGCATATGGGAAAATGATTTCATTTAGTAGGAATGAATGAACTGTGTCAATATTAATATATTCAGGAAGTCTATTAAAACTTCTTGTTAACTCATCTCTGATCTTTTCTTTTGCAGAGTTTGTATATGTTAGAGCATGTATTTTATTCTGCCCCTCTCTCTCTTCTGTACGGGTCTTGATTAATCCAGCTAAGCCAAAGGTTTTACCCGCTCCTGCGCCTGCAACTTGTATATGAATCATTTCATCGCCTCCAAAATGTTCTTGATGTGTTGCGGAGGCTCTATTAGAAGCGGGTTTTTTTCATCAACCATTGAATCACAAAGCATAAGCATACCGCCTGTTTTGTCATCTTTAAGATGATCTGATATGGCAATATGCTCTATAGGTAGCGAGTAATATTTTGCGATATTAGATAAATTGTCTCCATGATTAACTAAATCATCTTCGAGGGTATATAAAATCGTTGTTTCTACACACAGATTAGGGTGGCGGTCGCGATACTTTTCATGCTCAGCTTGTGCTGTTGGTTGGTCATCAAAATCTCTAATGACACCAATTCTTTTATTAGCATTATTTTTATTAACAAGTAGCCATATATCTAAGAATGATCTATATCCTTTGTGATTGACACTAATTACTTCAATATCACTAAGGTTTTTTTTGTCGAGATATGTGTAGGTTCTGATTAGTATTTCTTCTGATGGTCCTTCAACGAGAATAATCTTGTCAGCATAAATCAATTTTAAAATATCAAAGTTTGGTCTTTTTCTGAGATAATCATTTAACTCGGTACCGAAGCTAGAAAGACTTACCGCATTACTACCGGAGAAGGCTATAACATTGTCAATTTTTAATTTATTAATTATCGATGGGTTATGGGTTGTAACAATTGTTTGAAGTAAGCCATTTGATTCAGATATGCTTTTTTGAATGAAATCTATGGTTGAGCGTAATTTATTTACCCCTAAATGTGCTTCAGGCTCCTCAACACAACATAAATTAAATTCTTTGTTCATGCTTTTAAAATAAGCAAAGAAAAGGAATATAAATACTAGATTTCTTTCACCTAGCCCTTTTTGATAAAGAAATTCCTGACCATAGCTCAATGTGATATTTGAAAGTATGTTTTTTAAATTCGGGAGATTTGGAATACATCCTACATCTTTTAAATGTTCTTTAATGTTGTCAAAGCTTTTATCAGAATTCAATATTCTTTTAAATGTATTTGCTTTTTCAACCTCAGCAAAAAAAGTATTGTATGCGGAATTAATGGTTTGTTTCTCATTGTCATTAAGTTCAGAGATAAGTAGCTTTGTTAATATGTTGTTAGATCTCATTGTTTGAGAATCTGAAAAATCATCTCTTTCCGCACCGATAGTATTTATTACTAAATTTTTTAATTTGTCGAATGATATAGATTTATTGTTAGAGGTTGTGACAATGTCATAATCATAATTATCAATTGGGAATAGATGCCATTTTAGATCATTTTTATCTGGTATAGACAGTACCAAGTTTTTTACTTTTTCAAGAAGTTCAAGATCATCGCGTGGATAATAAATATATTTAATTTTGAATGTTGGAGTAGAATCATCTTCCTCCAAAAAAGAACTAATTAATGCTTTTTCGAAATTGTTTTTTGGATCGCCAAATTCTAAAGTAACTTCAATTATTGGTATCAGAGAATGTAAGTTCTTATATTCTTCCAATAGATTGGCGTTTTTATCATCCAACCTAAAAAAATAATGGGCTTTTGATAAAAATTTAGAAACGCAATTGCTATTAAAATCTGAAACAGATAACCGCTTTGGCGATGAGTCTAATGATCCAAGGCTAAGTGGTAATGATAGTGCCTTTATAAAGTTTGTTTTACCTGAATTATTTTCTCCTATAATTATAGTAAGTTGATTTAAAATTGTTTCGAAATTATCGAAACAACGAAAATTTTTTATTTGAACTTTATTGATGAACATGATGACTCCTTTCGCTAACGTACATCTATTGATGTTAAATTTTGATTCTTACTAACCCAGCCCCTGATAGGGGTTACATCATCTTTCACTGATCGCTAACCATCTGTGAAGTTTACAATCATAACTTTTTACTTTTGGAATGAGAATGCTCTCAGTTGCATAGTGGCTCGCAAATTTACACAAAAAGACGAGGGATTAGTCGACGGCCGAGGTGGGGGATGAGAGCGTGCCGGTGGATGAAGTAAGTGTTGACGAAATGAACGTTAATTTAAGTACCGTTGCACCTTGTTACTGCATCGTTTTCGGTTCGTCATGATGGTTTAAGTCAGTAGCCGCCTGGCTGACGGCTTCTTCCGTTTCGAAAGTTATTTATTCTTCTTGAGTGGTTTGGCTTTCCATCGTTTAACCAACCATTCGAATTCTTGATAGGTTGTTTCGGATTTAATGTGTTCTCTGATGGCTTTGATCAGAGGTTCTGCAATATCGTAGGTTTCTATGACGGTGGTATAAGATGTTCGTTTAATCATCTGCTCGTTATAGATCCCCTCCCGAATGCTCACTGCAACCCTCTCGTAGAAGTTCAGAATGTACTGAAACTTGCGGCGTTCGATCATTTCCTCTTCGGTGATCGCTTTGCCTTCGCATGGGAAGACGTAAGCGCGGAAAGATTTTCCTGAACGATGCACTTGCTTAAGGACATGTAGCGATTCTATGTACTGTGCATCTTGGCGACTCTCGAATAGAAAGTTAGCCGTTTGCGTTTTCTTAGCTGTGCGGACGTTATAGACGATTGTCCAGATGGCTACGATAACGCCGATCAGCACAATGACGTTACTGATGATTTGCAGTGTATTGGCGTCTAATTTCATGTTTTTTATCCATAAAAAAGGCGGGGTAAGTTCCCCGCCTCGTAGAGGTTAGATTCAGCTTAGAAGCCGTCGAACTCATCAAACAATTTTCTCATAATAACCCCCTTTGAAAGCATTTCGTAGTTCACTGATTGGTGAAGATTCACTGATTAGTGAAGTGATACGACAAAATTACCCTAAAGGTAATCGGTAGTCAAATGGATGGGGCTTTTGTTACTGCACAAAAGCGCACAAATTTGCACAATTTTTTTGAAGCTAATTTTAACCTTTCCACCTTGTGGTGGTGCGGTCTGTCACCGGATCGGCAAATGCACGAAAAACGAAGCAAATGTCGCGCGCAGGTGACGGGGGAACAGCCCACGCGACAGGGGTCAGGGAGGGGGTGCCATTAAATGCCATTCTTCGGCCTTTTCCGCCTTCCTCGCGCGCTTTCTCGCTTCCGGGTGTGATGCGGAGTCGATTGCAGTTTGCACCTGCCAGAATGGCGCTCATGCGCTCTGAGTGAGGGGGCGTTAAAGGTCGTGCTGAGTGGTGCTCAGGTGGTGGCCTGTCATGCGGATGTTGAGAATTACTGAAGGAGAACCGCCGCAGGATGCGCGGCGGGTGGATCGGGTTACTCGTCTTTGAGCAGAGCGTAGGGATTAAAGCGGATCACTTCCTGACCGAGCCAGTCATTGACGCCCTTCATGGCTTCCATCACGGGCAACATTTCGTTGATGGCAAAGACGCGCGCGGCCTTCTCAACGTCACCGAGCGATCCGTTGCCTTCCGGCATTGCGCCCATCAGTTGCGGCGGAATGCGGTGAGCGTCGCGCAAATCATTGCGCGTTGCTGATTTGATGTTAAGGAACTCATCCTTTGCCGATATCTGGCTGAACGGCAACAGTTGCACGCCGTCTTTGCCGCCGCCCGGCGCGTGGATGAGCACGTTTTTGAAGGAGCCTTTCCCTCTGGCCTGTGACAGCGTCTTTTGCACCACCTTTATACTTTCCTGATCCACCTTCTCCGAACCGACATAGAGAATGCATCCGGCGTGAGAGCCATTGTCATAGTAGAGTTTGCGGAACCTGTCGGCGGAATGTGACAGGCTGGCGGACAGCAGCGCCCCCATGTATTCCGGCATACCATAGATTTCCTGGTGAATATCCGGGTTCATGATGTGGCAGACCTCGCCCGCCCTGAACTCGTATTCATCTTTCCACTGCCGGATAAACCAGTAGGTATCAAGATCGCTTCCCCGCCGCGTGTTCAGCGCCGGAACATGCTTAAGTTTGAGCGGTTCTCCCAGACGATTAGACCGACGCTCAAGATAGGCATTGCCGAATACAAACCAGTCCAGTGCAAAGGCAGAGAAGGCCTGACGTGAGAGTAACGGATGAGGGATATAGCACCCGGTCAGCACATTGCGTTTGAAGTAAAGCGCCGACTGATGCAGCGGGGATTGTGCGAATGCGCGGGTTAACCCCTTCCAGTCTATTGGCGTCTCGTAGTACCGGCCGTTATCGACGCAACACATGCTGTCCAGCAGATCATAGCCGTCTGTTACCGAATATGGCCCGTCAAACGTGAAGGCGCTGAGCGCCGGATCGCTTCTGAGCGCGTCAGAGATATCAGGCTGTCCGGCACTGCCACTGCTGGCAGTGTGTTTGTTTTTGTAGGTGCGCTTCTTCATCAGAACTCCATAGCAAACCCGCCGCTGCCACTCTCCTGGCCCAGCGGTTCGTTAATAATGGCGAGCATATTCGCCCAGGCTAAATCACCGTGGCTGACGCCGCGCGAGCGGTCAGTGTCATAGGTGATGAATCCGCCAGGCGTCTTTACCTTACGAACAGAGTTAAAGGCGTTGATCAGGGCGCGCTCGCTGCGGTCATACTCCCAGCGACCAGCGCGGATCAGCTGTAGCATTTTCAGCACCAGGGCGCGCTTAGACGTCATTGACATGGTGTAAGGCATCGCCATCGGGAAAAACTTCTTCACTATCTGGTAAACGGCCTCACCGTTACCGCCCGTCACGTCGATACCGACATGCTGGACGTTGTATTTGAAGGTGAAGTTTTCGATAACTTTTGCCTGCTCTTCAAATTCAAGGCCGCGCACCTGCTCCGTTTCCACCGTGCGGAATTTACCGCCCGGCACCAGTGGAGGCACCACAACACAAATCGCGCCGCTGTCACCGTTGCCGCTGCTGCCGTTGGCGTCATAGCCGATCCAGACCGGGCGATTACCCATCGGCCTGGATGCGAAAGGCTTCCAGTCCGGCCATTCGTCGTAACCATCTGCGCCGCAGCCAATCAGGGCGTTGAGGTTGAAGGCTGACTCGCCGTCGCGAACGAACTCGCACATGTAAAGGTTTCGGAATTCATCCTCGCTGTTCTCATCCTGAATCTCTTCAAGGTCGGTATACTCCCAGCCGTGGTCTATAACATCCTTCAGGGTGACAATCTGACGCCAGGTTTTATCCGGGCATAACAGCCCGCTGTTCAGCGTTTTCCAGCCCACATCAAACGCTTTGCGCTGTGCCTTCGGGCGTTTCTCATTCCAGCGATCGCCCGTCCAGAACGGGTAAGCCTCATGGGTCTCGCCTGACGGCGTGGAAAAGTAGGTGCGCGTCAGCCCCTTCAGCGTTGCCATCGCACCTGCAACCTTTCGCAGGTTGGTGAAGTTGCTGACCCAGAAGAATTCGTCAAACTTCAGGTTGCCAGTATATGACTGCGCTGTTGCAGCGGATGTGCCGAGGAAATGCAGCTCTGCGCCGTTACTCAGTACGATTTTGTCACCGCCCTTAAGCTCAACGTCTACCTCTTCCGCCATTTTCTGAATGAATCCCCTGAACTGGTGAGCCTGACGGCGGGATGCAGACAGAAATATCTGGTTGCGCTGGTACGGGTATTTCACATCATCGCGCAGCGCATCAAGCAGCGCCTCGCGTGCGAAGTACCAGGTTGCGCCAATCTGGCGGGACTTCAGTATCATGCGGTTTCGGTGGTGTCGTTGCTCATACCAGCCGCGTTGATGCCACGAAAGCGAATCAAGAATTTTCTCCCGTAGCGCGACGATCTGTTCTTCGGTGAAGTGATTTTTCAGCTTGCGCCTGCGCGGCTTTTTGCCCGTGCCAGCCCCTGCCGGTTGTCCGTCAGACAGTTTTTTCAGTTGCCGGGTCAGCAGATCAATCTCCTTGAAGTCTCCCCCGGTCTTGTCTTTCTTGTCCGTAAGCTGGATGAGGCGGGCATCCATAGACTGGCTGACGCGCTGAACGGGCGGCGTTTCATCCCATTCATCGCGTTTCTTCCAGGCGTAAATTGTGTTCTGATTAATCCCCATCAGGCGCGCGATCTCCGCTGGCGGGTAGCCCTGCCAGTAAAGTTGTTTTGCCCTCTGACGTACAAAAGCGTCCTGTATCATCTGCCCTCCACCGTTTATGGAGTGAAGATTACCCCGCGCGCGATCCCGCTATCGCCCCCTTTATGGTCTGGCCTTCCTCCGACAACAAAACCTCGTTGAGACAGCAAGTTACGCTCTGCCATCATGGCCGTACAGAAACCACTCAACAGGATTATCGACATGGCCAGCGCAGCTAAACCAGCCCGTAAGAAATTCCGCGTTGCTGTCTCCGGTGCCACCGTTGACGGGCGTGAAATTCGCCCTGAGCACCTTCGTGATGCAGCAGCAAACTACAGCCCGGACGTGTACGGCGCACGCGTCAACGTGGAGCACTATCTTTCGCCTTTCCCCGGCAGTGATTTCGGTGCGATGGGGGATGTTACGGCGCTGAGTGCTGAAGATATCAGCGAAGGCCCGCTCGCCGGACGCACCGCGCTTTACGCTGAGATTGAACCTTCTGAACGCATGAAGAAGCTGACGGATGAAGGTAAGAAAATTTACTCCAGCATTGAGCTGCACCCGCAGTTTGCACTTAACGGCAAGGCTTATGTCATGGGGCTGGCGATGACCGATACCCCGGCGAGCCTCGGCACCGAACGCCTGAAGTTTGCCGCGCAGCAACGTCAGCAGGTTATGTCCTTCAACAACCAGCAGGGCGAAGCCCCGATGTTCACCGATGCCATAGAGGCTGAAATCATCGAACTGGCTGAGCAGCACAGCGACGAAGGTAAACAGTGGTTCAGTCGCGTCATGGGGATTATCGGCAAAGGCCGTAAGTCTGACGGTGAGCAGTTCAGCCAGGTGCGTGACGCCGTTGAGAATGTCGCTCAGTCTCATGCCGAACTGCTGGACAACTTCAACGACCTGAGCCGCGCCCGCGAGCAGGACCGCCAGGCCATCCAGAAGCTGACCACCGATCTTGCCGCGCTGACCAGCAAACTGGGCAGCACAGACGCCAATTTCAGCCAGCGGGCACCCGCGAGCGGTGGCGCTAACGCGCAACTGGCTGATTACTGATATTCACAAAGAGAGCAGAGAGCATGGATAACAATACCCGCCAGTTATTTGATCAGTACATCGCCCGGCAGGCACAGCTCAACGGCGTATCAACCGCCGCCGTTACTGCAAAATTTGCCGTAGATCCGACGCGTCAGCAGCGCCTTGAGCAGGCCGCACAGCAGGATGATTCTTTCCTGAGCAAAATTAACGTGTTTGGCGTCAATCAGCAGATCGGTCAGAAAGTCCTGATCGGCAGCAAAGGCCCGATGGCTGGCGTAAACAATAGTGTTACCAGTCGTCGCAACCCTGGCTCAAACCATTCAATGGAGCCGTTCGATTACATGTGCCGCAAGGTCAACTATGACTACGGCATCAGTTATGAACAGCTTGATGCGTGGGCGCACATGCCGGAGTTCCAGCCGCTGATCAGTAAGGCGGTGGCCCGCCAGATGTCGCTTGACCGCATCATGATTGGCTTTAACGGCGTGAAGTACAGCGACCCGTCTGACCGTGCCGCTAACCCGCTGTTGCAGGACTGTGGCATTGGCTGGCTGGAAAAAATCCGCCAGGAAGCGCCGCACCGCGTCATTTCCAATGTGACGATCACCTCGCGCGATGAAGATAACAAGATTGTCGCAAAAGGCACCTACGGCAACCTTGGCGCTGCTGTGTACGACGCAAAAAACAGCCTGATGGATGAGTGGCACAAACGTAACCCGGATAACGTGGTGATTCTTGCGGGCGACCTGCTGACGAGCAGTAATTTCTCGGCCATCAACGCGTTAAGCCAGACCAACCCGAATACCGAAATGCTGGCCGGTCAGCTGATTGTCGCGCAGGAGCGCGTAGGCAATATGCCGACCTTTATCGCGCCTTACTTCCCGGTGAATGGCGTGCTGATCACGCCGTTCAAAAACCTGTCGGTGTACTACCAGCGCGGCGGTCTGCGCCGGACGATCAAAGAAGAGCCGGAATACAACCGTGTCGCAACGTATCAGTCTTCAAACGATGACTTCGTCATTGAAGACTACGGCAATGTTGCGTTCATTGACGGCATTCAGTTCGCCCAGGCCGAAGCGGCAGGCGAGTGACAGAAGCGGCGGGGCATTGCCCCGCCATGACGGGGAGAAGTGACGATGTTAACACCGGCACAACGACATTTTCAGAGGGTCATGGCAGAACGCCGGGGCCAGGCGGATGAAGAATCCGATATCCAGCGTACCGCGCATGAGCAAATTCTGCATCGGCTGCGTATGGACTTGTCCCGCCTCAGCGGCGTGCAGTCCGAAGAAACCAAAGCCGAAATGAAAAAATCCATGCTGCCTGAATATGACGGGTGGATTGAAGGCACGCTCGACGGCGACAGCGGGCGGCAGGATGAAGTCATTACCAGGCTGATGGTCTGGGCGATTGACTGCCGTGACTATGCGCTTGCGTTGAGGCTGGGGCGCTATGTGGTGCGCCACGGACTGACATTGCCTGATAACTTCAACCGCACGGCAGCTACCTTCCTGACCGAAGAAATGAGCAAACCGGTGCTGACGCTTGCCGCAGCTGATGCTGACGCTGATTTATCGGCCAGTACCGCAGTGCTTGATGAAGTGGCGGACATTGTCGCCGACAGTGATATGCCGGATGTGGTACGCGCCAAATTGTGCAAAGCCCGTGCGCTTGCCCGCCGTGGTGCGACTGATATCACGACCAAAGCTGAGGCGCTGGCGCTGTTCCGTGAGGCGCTGACGCGAAACCCTAATGCCGGGGTAAAAAAAGAGATCGCAACGCTTGCCCGTGAAGTTAAGAAGCTGTCTGCGGATAGCGGCACGGGTGAAGGTGACTCGGCCAGCACCGACAAAACTGACGGTACTGCTGATCCCGTCCCTGAAAAAAGCGCCACCGCCAGCGCAGCAGGTAAAGCGACGACGCGTAAAACCACGACCAGGGCGGCAACAGGCAAAACGACAAAGCGCAAGCCTGCCAGCCAGAAAAAGAATTAACGACTTCGGCCCCGTCCGACAGGCGGCGCGGGTGGATATCTGCCCGTTTAAGGTCTTTTAACCACCCGCCCACCGCCTGATTTATGGGAGATAAGTGCATGAGCAGCCTTGTGGCAAATAAGCGCGTATTGCCTGCCAACAGCGATACGCCCGATGTTGATGATGGTGATACCACCGTCAGCGCCGGGGACTTCTGGCCGGTGATTAAGCTGGCCGATCTTCGTCTGGCCGCGCGCATCACTGGCGGCATCACCACGTCCAGGCTGATGCACGTCACCACGGAAGCTGTAGCCCATGTCACTGCGCAGTTGCTTGACTGGCGTGCCGGTCAGGTCAAAGCAGGTTTTCAGACGCTGGAAGATGTGCCTTCAGCCCTGCCATCAGGTGAGATGGAAAAGCTGGTTATCAATGGTGAAAACGTGAAGGTGTACCGCTTCCGCCGCGCAGTCTATTCGATTGCCAGGGCGCTGGTACTTGAAGGCTATCGCGACGTTGATACCACGGCGAAAGGCGATAAAGACGCCGCCGCGCTTGACCTGCAACGGGATGATCTCTGGCGGGATGCCCGCTGGAGTATCGCTGACATTCGCGATACCCCGCGCCTCTATGCGGAGCTTTGCTGATGAAAGTGAAGGCATTGCAGGGGGATACGGTGGATTTGCTTTGCTGGCGTCACTACGGCACCACGCAGGGCGTGACCGAAAAAGTGTTGTCTGCCAATCCCGGACTGAGCCAGCAGGTTTTTCTTGATGCCGGTCAGGAGATTGAACTGCCGGAAATCGCGCGTAAAGCGACACAGGAGATGGTGCAGCTATGGGATTAAGTTTTTTTCAGCGCCTGAATGACTGGCTGACATTCACGATGTCAGCGATGGTCACGAGTATCGGTGTCATGACACTAAGCGAAAAGATTGCGCTGGCTGGTCTTCTCGTCGGGATGGTTTTTGGTGCCCGTGGATGGCTCTATCGCGCCCGCATCGAACGGGGGCAGAAGCGTCGCAACGAACTGATTAACCAGATTCTGGAACAGGCAGAACACAGGCAAATGAGTGAGTCAGAGCGCCGGGCGCTTGACCTTTTGCAACAGAATGAGCCGGAAGATGAAACAGCTTATTAAAAAATGCTCCATTGCGGCCATTGTTGCGCTGGGTATCACGCTGAGTCCGGGCGCGTTGCGCACCACGCCGGAAGGCCAGCAAAAGATTGCTGGCTGGGAAGACTGCCGGAACACGCCCTACTACTGTACGGCTGGCGTGCTGACGGTCGGGATTGGTTCGACGGGCCGCGTTGAAAAGCGGGAGTACAGCGACAGCGAGATCGCCGGTCGCTGGATTAACGATATGCGGCACGCTGAAAACTGTATCAACCAGAATTTTGAAGGCAGTTATATGCCACAGTCCGCCTTTGAGGCCATGACGGATGCCGGTCTTAATGTGGGGTGTACTGGCCTGATGTGGTTCACGGACAGTCAGAAGCGAAAGCAGCGCACGACCATCTGGAGGAAGGCGCAGGCACATGAGTGGCAGGCGATGTGTAACCGTCTGACGGATTTTGTAAACAGCGGCGGCAAACGTAGCCAGGGGCTGGTTAACCGGAGAACGAATTTTAAGGCATGGTGCCTGCGTGACGTGGAGGCTGAAAAGTGAAGATTACAGCCATTTTATGCGCGCTGCTGGCGCTGGCATCTGGTGGCCTGCTCTGGCAGACACATCAACGCGGTAAAGACTCCGTTCGCAATGAAGCGCTTTCCCGCGAGGTGAAAAGTAATGGTGAGGTACTTGGAGAGTTGCGGGCACTGACTGCTGATGCCCGCGAAGTCCTTGCACAGTTGCGGGCAACCGAACAGCAAAGAAACGCCCAGGGAGAAAAGCGACGTGAAAACATGCGCGATGCCATCAAAGACGATACGTGTGCCAGTACTGTTGTGCCTGCTTCTGTCAGTAACAGCCTGCAACACCGTACCGCCGCAGCCACAAATGAAAATCGTGCACGAACCGGTGCCAGAAAGCCTGACGGCAGCAACGCCAGCGCCGGAACTGGTCGCCCCGGTAACGTGGGGCGCGATAGCTATCTGGAGTGATCGCCTGCGCGATGCGCTGGATACCTGCAACGCCGATAAGGCGGCGATAGCCAATCTCGATCTGCGCCGCCTGAAAAGACTGACTGACCACGCGAGGGCCACACAATGACCTTATTCGACTACCTGAGCGCTCACCCTTACTGGACGCTTATTTATCTGCTGATCATTGCGGGCGCGATTGAACGTTTCGGGCGCTAAGAAGGTATCACCATGCTAAAAGCTGATTCATTCCGCGAGACCCTGACCCGTGCAAACAAATGGTGCAGGGCCAATCCTGAAGCCTTCACTGTTTTTGTGGAGGAAGGGAATATCGAGACGACCGGCGAAACACCGTCGTTTATGTATCGCTATACCCTGGTGCTGTTTGTGATGAATTTCGCTGGTGATATTGATGATTTCACGCTGCCGTTAATGGCATGGCTCTGGCACAACCAGCCCGATCTGCTGCTGAACCCGGAGAAGAACCGGGACATTAAATTTACGACCCTTATCAACAACGACGATACCGCCGACATTCTGTTTGAAATGCCGCTGCGCGAGCGCGTGAAGGTCACTCTGGACGAAAACGGCATTCCCCGCGCGGAGCATTTGCCGGAGCCTAAACCGCGCATCCCGTCAGCGGACGGCAACTGGAGCGCCATCTTTGAGGATGTGACGTGGGAGGCTGGCGCGCATGAGTAACGATCTCTTCCGTGAGCTGGACCAGGTCTTCAACGACATACTGGCGGGCACCACTCAGGCCGGACGTGTTCGCACCGCCCGCGCGGTTGGCCAGGCACTGCGAAAGAGCCAGCAACAGCGCATCAAAGCGCAGCAAAACCCTGAGGGCTCGCCGTATCCTGCCCGCCGTCGCCGGGTGTTGCGTTCTCAGCAGGGTATTGTATTTATCTGGCAGGGTGAGATCCGCCGCCTCAAAAACTGGCACGGTGGCCGGGGAAAATATGGGCGAACCATTACCGGCTTTGACGAAGAGCGCAACGATATTCGCACGTTTTACCGCAGTGATATTGAACGCTACATCGAGATCAATACGCGCTCAGTGCGCCGCAGCACTGCAAAGAAAGTGCCGATGTTTCAGCGGCTGCGCAGTTATCGCTTTCTCAAAATGCGCGCTGATGCAGGCGGCACATCCGTGGGTTATGACGGCGTGGCGGCACGCATTGCGCGTGTGCACCAGTACGGCCAGCGCGATCAGGTCGGGCCGGGTGCCTTTGCTAAATATCCTGTTCGTGAACTGCTGGGCTTTACCGCTGATGATGAGCAGATGATTACGGAACAGGTGGTTAACAGCCTGGGGAGTGCCGCACGGTGAGCGCTGAACTGATCCGCCTGCTGGAAAATATCCTCCGCGTTGGCGTCGTTATTGCCGTTGATGAAGAGAGCTGGCGCGTGCGCGTGCAAAGCGGTGAACTTCAGACCGACTGGCTGCGCTGGAACGCCACGCGCGCCGGGGCATTCAGTATCTGGGTGCCGCCTTCAGTCGGTGAACAGGTCTGGCTGGGCTGTATCGGTGGCAACCCTGAAACAGCGGTTATTATTGGCAGTCTATACAGCAGCGATCACCCTGCGCCGGGCAGCAGTCTGAAAGAGATTGTGCTGACAGCGCCAGACGGTGCCTCTTTTCGCTATGACGCGGAGGCCAGCGCGCTGGAAGCGCAGGGCATGAAAACCGCACATATCAAAGCCTCTGCCAGCGTCACGCTTGAAACGCCGGTAGTGGAATGCACCGACCATCTGAAAGCGCGGACGTTCGAACTGACGGAAGGCGGCACGATGAAAGGCAATGTTACCCATTCTGGCGGATCGCTTTCATCTAACGGGGTAACGGTTCATTCGCACGTACATGGTGGTGTGCAGGGTGGCAGCAGCAACACCGGGGGGCCGAAATGACAGTCCGCTATACCGGCATGAACCCGGACGGCACGGGGCAGCTTACCGATACCGATCAGCTGTGGAATTCTGTACGCGACATACTGACCACGCCGCTGGCAAGCCGGGTGATGCGACGGGATTACGGCAGCATGATCCCCGATTTACTCGACGAACCACAGAATGAAGTGACGCGCCTGCAATGTATGTGTGCGGCGGTGATCGCCCTGACGATGTGGGAGCCGCGAATTGCCCTGAACGGTATCAATATCAGTTTTTCAAAGAGTGGCGCTGTTACCGCTGAACTGGTCGGCATTATCACCGAAACCATGCAGGCGGCAGGCACTGCACTGACGCTCAGGAGTGGCAGCAATGGCAACAGTTGATTTATCGCAGCTACCACAGCCGCAAATAATCGAAGTGCTGGATTTTGAAGTCATTCTCGGCGAAGTCAAAGCCGTCATGCTTGCGGCCTTCCCACAGGAACAACAGACATCCGTTGCCGCCGCGCTGGAGCTGGAATCCGAGCCGCTGAACGTGATCGCCCAAGTGGTTGCTTACCGTGAAATGATGCTCAGGCAGCGGGTTAATGACGGTGCGGCGGCGTGCATGTTGAGCCATGCCGTATCGTCCGATCTGGATAATCTCGCGGGCAACCTGAACACCGAACGTCTGATCATCACCCCGGAGACGGCAACCACTGACGCGGTAAGGGAAAGCGATACTGCATTGCGTTTACGTGCGCAGGCTGCGTTTGAAGGGCTTAGCGTGGCGGGGCCAACCGGCGCATATGAATATTTTGCCAGAAGTGCCAGCGGCAAAGTGGCGGACGCCAAAGCGATCAGCCCGTCGCCTGCCGTGGTGGTGGTCTCTGTGCTGTCCACCGAAGGCGACGGCACCGCCAGTGGGGAACTGCTGGCGACGGTGGATAAGGCGCTGTCTGCTGACGACAAGCGCCCCGTTGCCGATCGTCTGACCGTTCAGGCGGCAGAGATCGTAAACTATCAGATCAATGCGCTGCTGTATTTCTACCCCGGCCCGGAGTCCGAGCCGATCCATATCGCCGCGCAGGATGCGCTTCAGTCCTTGCTTAATCAACAGGGCAAGATTGGTCGTGACGTTGCCCGCTCTGCCATTATGGCGGCGCTGCATGTTCAGGGCGTGCAGAGGGTGGAGCTGCTGGAGCCTGCCAGCGATATTGTGATCGCTGATACGCAGGCCGCTCGGTGTGAATCCTTCACGATCGAGGCCGGGGGCACTGATGAATAACAACATGCTGCCGCCTTCGGCCAGCGGCTTTATGCGCAATACCGAGAAGGTGACGGAGCGGTTAACCGATATTCCTGTTGATCTGCGCAAGCTGTGGAACCCGGATGAATGCCCCGCTGATCTCCTGCCTTATCTCGCCTGGGCGTTATCAGTTGACCGCTGGGATAAGAACTGGTCAGAACAGACCAAACGGCAGGTGATTAAAGCCTCATGGCTGGTTCACCGTCAGAAAGGCACTATTTCCGCTTTGCGCCGCGTCGTTGAACCGTTCGGCTTTCTCCTGCGCGTGATCGAATGGTGGCAGAGCGGCGAAGAGCCGGGAACCTTCAGGCTTGAGATCGGTATTCAGGAACAGGGGATCACGGAGGAAACCTATCTTGAGCTTGAGCGCCTTATTGACGATGCCAAGCCGAGAAGCCGCCACCTTACTGGCTTGTCTCTTTCGCTTCAGTCGCAGGGCTATATCGAGGCCGGGGCGGGATGCTATATCGGCGACACGCTGACCGTTTATCCCTATTTTCCTGAAACCATATCCGTGGGCGGTGGCGATTACACCGGCGCGGCAGTCCATTTAATTGATACCGTGGAGATCGCAAGTGGCGACTAAATATTTTGCCCTGTTAACCAATATCGGGGCGGCAAAACTGGCAAACGCCACGGCATTGGGTGCTCAGGTTGAGATCACCCAGATGGCCGTAGGCGATGGCAACGGCGTGCTGCCGACACCTAATCCGACGCAAACCGCGTTGACGCATGAGCTGCGCCGCGCGCAGCTGAACATGCTGACTATTGACCCGGTAAACACCAACCAGATTATTGCTGAACAGGTCATACCGGAAGACGTGGGCGGGTGGTGGATCCGTGAAATCGGTTTATTTGATAAAGATGGCGATATGATTGCCGTGGCCAACTGTGCGGAAACGTATAAGCCACTGTTACAGGAGGGCAGCGGGCGCGTACAGGTTGTTCGCATTATCCTGATTGTCAGCAGCACAGAAGCGGTGACGTTAAAAATCGATCCCTCTGTTGTGTTGGCAACCCGTAAATATGTTGATGATGCTGTCATTGAAGTGAAAGCATATGTCGATCAGGCTCTCGCGGATCACGTTGATGCTGATAATCCACATAGCCAGTATTTGCGGGTGGCTCAGAATCTTAAAGAGATTGCGAATGCAGGTACTGCGTCAGTCAATGCAGCGTTAAAGAATCTGGGGATTGATGGCCTGGCAGCAACACCGCGTTATCTGGTAACGAAAGGTAGCAACTCAAATGGGTGGTATGAAATTTATAGTGACGGGTTGATTAGGCAGGGTATGAAATACCCGAACGATAGCCCTCTGACCATTGCAACCCCGGCAGCGGGTGCAACGGTTACCTATCCGGTATCTTTCAAAACCACAATAATTAACATCATTCTCGCGCTCAATGCGGGGGTGGATAATGGGTTAGAGTGGCCGGGTTATACCTCGGAGTCGCTAAGTTCTATCAGGGTTTTATCAATGGCTGTGACGAACAGTGCCAATGCGACAGGGTCATATTTATCGAAATTTGTAGGTTATATCGTCGTGGAGGGATACTGATATGTGGTACTGGAATCCAGTAGATAACAATGAGGCGCTGCCGGGTATCCATGATTTAAACGGATGTGTTGATATTGAAGATGATAATCATCCGTTTAAGACCCAGCAGACGCCAGAGGGGAGGGTGTGGGCCAGCGATGATCAGGGTTTGCCGCAGCTAATTGATGTCCCTGCACCAACTCAGGAAGAATTGATTGCCGAAGCTGACGCAGAAAAAGCATCCCGAATCGCGGAGGCCAACAATGTAACTCAGATGTGGCAGACCCAGCTAATGCTGGGGATTATTACGCCAGAGGATAAGACGAGCCTTACTGAATGGATGCAGTATGTACAGGTTGTTCAGGAGCTTGATACATCGAAAGCGCCGGATATCAACTGGCCGGATAAGCCGGAATAAGTTTGCATTCCGGCACGCATGGCCGGTTTTAACCGTGCTGGCCATACGTATCGAGTACGGTCATTTTTAACGGTGCTGCAGCATGGTCAGTTATGGCAGTGCCACCAGGAGATGAAGCGGGAAGATGCCCGCTTTAGTTTTATATGGATGCCGTCAGAACAGACCCGATAGCGTGCTGCTGGCAGAATTGTAGGCGGACGTGGCTTTATCCTTCAGCCCCGAAAGCAGATCGCCAACAGACGATGCTTGCAGGCGTTCGCGAAGGTCTTCATCACAGCGTTGAAAGCTGATTGAAAACTCTATTTTTTTCGCCTTTCCGTAGCGGTCAAATTCCGTATGCGTGGCCTGTAGCCCGGTCAGCACATACATCCCGTAAATCTGCCCCGCACCGCTGATTAAAGGCCAGGGACGTCCGGTATATGCCTGCGTTGCCAGAACGGTAAGAGACACATCGCCGCCCGTAATTTCAGGGTAAAGCACCCCGTCAAGGTTGATCTGCGTCTCCCCCGCGCCGATGTACTGCCATTTTGCCGATCGGTTGATGCGGTCATTTTTCACATGCCGCCAGTTAAGCGAATGTCGTAACTGCTGATAGGGCAATGTTTTCAGTTCAAAAACAAACATCCCGTATATCATCATCATAATGTTGCTCCCCCTTAATCTCTGTCTTTAAAGCTGCCACGGTTGAGCCGTTCACGGCGGGCCAGTTCGGCACTTACTTGATCGGCAACAATCCTGCCAATTTCGCGCGCGTCCTGCCGGTCAACGCCGTGCAGGTGTACGTGGATTTCCCCCGTAAAGCCGCCAGCGGCAACCGGGATATCGCTGGCGCTGCGGCTGACTGGCAGAAGTTCAGCCTGTTTAACGGGAAGCGATGCCGCTACCACTGCGGGACGTGCGCTTAACCCGTTGTTCCTGACCGTGCTGGCCAGCTGCGACTCCTTCCATTCCCCACGAACGGCCAGCGCACGCGGCAGGTTTTTAAACACGATATCGCCGGGGCCGATCTTCTTCGTGTTGTCGGCTGTCGCTTTGGTGTTGCTGTCGATGCTCTGCAACCGACGCATAGTGCCGTTATCGCCGGTCAGCGGCGGTGTATATCCGGGGGGCATTGGTGGCCCAACAAACGGATTATTCCCTTTATCGTTTTTACCTGCGGAGATGGGAGACCAGTTCCAACCTTTTTGCACCATTTTTTTCTGTTGCGGATCCCACTCCCACATTACAGGGTCTTTTTTAAGGCTTTCAGCTTTCAGGCGTGCGGCTTCCAGACCCGAAGGGATAAGGTCGAGTTTTTCCAGAACCCAGTCGATACCTTCCATGAGAGTTGTCAGAGGTAACAGCAGCAACTGAAGGGCGCTACCCAGGACTTTACCGAATGTTTCCCCTGCTGAGGCGCATTTATCAAGGGATTCGCGGCTGCTTTCCACAGGTGATAAGAGTTTTACAAACCAGTCCCAGACTTCACCAACGACTTTAGCTATTGCTGAGAAGGCCAGTGTTAATGGGAAAAAGGCATCACGAAAAGGAGCCAGTTGCTGCATAACTCCGCTGAAAAAACCGGTGAAAAAGGCTTTTATTGGTTCCCAGAATCTCCAGATTAGTAATCCAGCAGCGATAAATGCAGCTGCAATCAGTCCAATAGGACTAAGTAACAGGGATAGAGCTGTACCAAGCACAGATATTGAGGTTGTGATAATGCTCCATATGGTCGTAAAACCAGTCAGGCGGAGAGCGAGCATTCCAATGTTTTTGAACAGAGATCCTAATGCTGCTCCTGGGGCAAGAAACGCACCCATAAGACCGGCACGAATGCCGGGCGTGATGATCGATATGCCTCGCAGCTTACTGAGCATTGATGTGAGAACAGGCCCCCACCCGCGCACACTTGCCATTGCAGGGCCGGAAGCTGTTCCGAGCGTTCGGAGGGCGGATATTGTTCCGGTTGCGCCCCCTGTCAGCAGGGTAAAACCTAACTGAAGCTTAGACAGCGGCCCCATCAGCAGGCCGATCGCCAGCGATGTGCCGCCAATGGTGGCGGTCAGTGCCAGAACGCTGCCGCCGACAACCAGCAGGGATTGGGCGAGCTTCGGATTTTCCTTCGCCCACTGCGTCATATTCCCCACAACGTCACTCAGTCCCTGAGTCAGGCCGCGAAGCTGATTGTTGACGAGATCGTTAATCTGGATGCGGAAGCCCTCCCAGGCGCTGTCCAGATTTTTGAGATCGCCATCAAGGTTATCCGCCATTATTTTGGCGGCTTTCTGCGCCTCACCTTTGGCGTTTTTCAGTTCACCCAGCAGCTTCTGAAGTTCACCGCTCCCGGCTGACATAACCAGAGCCTGGAATGACTTTGACGCCTCTTCACCGGCAATATCTTTGAAGAATGAGAGCTTATCGGTATCCCCGTACTTGCTGATCTTTTTATAGAGATCGGTTAGAACCACTTCAGCAGGGCGCATTTTCCCCGTTGCGTCAGCGACTTCTACGCCCAGTTCTTTAAGCGCGGTTTTTGCTCTGCCGGTCGGCGCGGCAAGGCGTGAAAATGTGGCCTGTAAACCCGTACCGGCGATACTCCCGCGCAGACCCACGTTTGCCATTACACCGATCATGGCCGTAGTCTGCTCAACACTGACGCCAAGATTGGAAAGGCCTGTCCCGGCGTACTTCATCGCCTCACCGATATTTTGCAGATCGGTGTTGGTTCGGGTAAATGCGCCGGTTAATACATCACTGACGCGATCCATTTCTTTGGGATCCAGGCGGAACTGAGACAGGATGTTTGAGCTGATATCGGCGCTTTCGCCTAAATCCATGCCACCGGCCAGCGCCATATTGAGTACGCCAGGCAATGCAGCCTGAATAGCCTTCGGAGTGAAACCGGCCATCGCAAGAAATGCCTGTCCGCTGGCGGCGTCAGTTGTGGTGAACTGCGTTTCCGCGCCCAGCTTTTTGGCCTGATCGCGGAGTGCGGAAAAGTCTAGTGAGCCTTTATCTATGCGGGTCAGTGCCTGTACGCGGGACATTTCACGGTCAAACCCAACGGCGGGGGATAAAAAGCGTCCCGCTACGTAACCGGCAGCAGTGGCCCCGGCAACGGCCATCGTGCCCCCGCCGCGAAGCTTCCCAGCCGTTTGCTGCATCTGGTCATAGCGGGCACGTGCCTGCGTGACCGCAGCAAGCTGTCGCCGCTCCCGCTCAAGCGTCAGGTTGTACTGTTCAGTGCGACGAATGGCACTCTGAATGGTGCGGTCACTGCCGATCAGCGAAACGCCGTGGCTGCGCAGTGCCTGTGAGGCAGCGCGAAGCTTGACCATTTCCTGCGTGCGTGCAGAATTCAGGCGCTCCAGCTTTGCGGCCAGCGCTGCCATATGGGCTTTCTGTTTATCTGTAAGCTGTGTACCTTCCCGCTGCACCTGATTCAGGCCTTCAAGCGTCCGGCTGGCGTCGTCGATTTTGCGGGAGGTCTTTTGTACGCTGTCGCGCAGACGGTTGAACGTGCGGGACTGACTGTCCAAATCTTTAATACTGGACTGCGTTTTTTTGAGGGATTCAGACAAACCGCCCGCACTCTGGCGGGCGGCATTGACCGGGCGGGTAAGTTTATCGATCGCGCTGAACGCGACGCGGATATTAAGGCTTTTCACTGTCACTGGCTCCACTTCGGACAGCCGCCCGCTCACGCCAGGCTATGACTTCGCCCAGTTCCATCGTGAAGACTTCAGAGGGCGGCCAGTTGAAAACAACCGCGATATCAGCAACCAGATCGTCGATCAGGTCGAACCGCAGGAGTGTTACTGATTCTCCGTCTCCGCCTCCGCCTCGCTCGACGCTCCAGACCCCGCAGGTGTCAAAAAAGGGACGAGCGCTTCAGACAGGCTGACAAAATCGCGGGTATCCATTTCGTTGATTTCGGTCTGTTTGAGGCGTGGTGATGTGACGCGGGTCAGCAGTACCGCCACCGAATCCACATCCATATTCATCACGTTGACAAGCTTCAGACCGCGCAGGGAACCAGCCTGTTTGATCTCATCTGTGATCGTTACCTGAGTGATTTTCTCATCGCCGCGAACAACAGGTTTTGCCAGCGTAATGGCGTTATCGGTTTTCTTGCTCATTCGTGAATACTCCGGGCGGCACGGGTGTACCGCCACTTATCAGGTTAATCAGTTACCCATTCCCAGCGCAGACGTGATGCGGTCAGGGTAGAGGTTTTTGCCATCTTTCTTGTAGATGAAGTTCAGCAGATCAAACTCAAACAGCGGCTTGTCGTCGATGGTGAGCCTGTAATAGGTGTTCTTCATCGTGTAGCTTACGGAGGTATCTTCTCCCTGCTTGCTTTCACCGCCATCCATTTCGGTGATACGTCCGCGCAGTTCGACCTCAACCAGCAGGCTTTCCCCATCGGTGTAATATTCACCGGCGAAGCGGAAGCGGGTTTCGTCGATATCGCCGCAGTAGTTCAGCAATAGCGACTGAACCAGACCGCCAACCACCATCGTGGTGTCCAGCGCGCCACTGTCCAGACCGAGATCCACCGCAGCGGAGCCAATCATCCCGCCGCCCTGAAAATCTTCAGTTTTACGGGTCAGTTTTGGCAGCGTCACGGAAGTTACTTTGCCGATGCAGTTGCTGCCGTTCACAAAGCAGGTGAACAGACGCAGTTTGTGAGGAACCGCCATTTATGCACCTCCCAGGGAAGAAAACGCCGATTCGAAATACTCGTCCGTGAAGGTCTGGTAGAGCGTCAGATCTTCCATAGGCGGAACCGGTGTGTATTTATAGCGAATGCGTACCTGCCCCTGACGGAGACCGGTTGTCGGGTTATCCAGGATATCAAACCAGCATTCAGCACCAATTAGCCGCCCCTGCGTCACCAGCGAATTGAGTTTGCCGCTGATGCCGCTGACCACATCCTTAACGTTGGCGGGGGTTAGCGGTTCGTCCACTGATTCAAATTGCGCCTCAGCGATACTGTCAGCCAGAATCTGTGCCGTTCGGGTATAAACCTCAAAGATATAATCTTTGGTGTCGGTAACGCGGTTGCCCCAGAACCGGAAACCGTTACGCTTGATGAGCGTCGTGATCTCCTTGTTGTTCAGTTCGTTCGCGTCGCTGTCTTCGGCCTGAAGCGACCAGAAAACATCCTGCGAAATACCCAGCACGTTCTTGACCGTCACGTTGGAAAGCGATTTATGCCAGCCCTGGTTGTTGTCAATCAGCGCACGAAGGCCGCAGGCATAGGCCGGGGCCGGGAAGATTTCATTTTCTCCGGTCTGCGGGTTGTATGCGATGAAGTCAGGCCAGATAAGCATTAGCTCACGATAGGCGAAGGTTGCGCGGTAGGCGATAGCTTCTGCCATCGTCGTGCAGCCGTAGCAACTGGCATAAACAAACGCGCGCAGGTTCTGTGCAATGACACACAGCGCGGAGGTCACTTCTTCCGTGTCGTAGTCTGGTACGGCCAGAATGCGCGGACGATAGCCTATCTTCTGTTCAGCCGTCAGAAATGCGTACATGCCGGTATAGCTGCCGTCTTCTGCCGTGCCACCCATGATGAGCTGCGACTGCGTTTTACCGCCTTCTTCTTCGGTAGCTGCTGCCACGCGCACAACGATGACCTTCGGGCTGGTCTGGTCAGCGATGGCTTTAAGCGTTTTGTACAGGGAGCCGGTTTTACCCGCCTTACCCAGTACATTGTTAACCCGCGTCAGTAACACGGGGGTATTCAGGGGAAAGGTATCTGCGTCGGCATCATCCGCCACGGCAACGACTCCAATGACACTTGATTCAATGTCATTGATGGCCGTTACCAGGTCGGTATTCTCCCGGACGCGTACACCGTGGAAACGTGTCTCTGACATGTTAGCCACCATTACGTTATTGAGTTCGCAGTGATAATCCCTCATGTCTGAACGCCACTCACGCTATTGCGGGTCTGGCCGGACGGCGACAACAAAAACCGATTTAGTCTCTCCCGCGCGCGTGGGATCCTTCGCCGGAATAAGGGGGAGGCATGGCACTTACAGACCTGAAAAAATCACTTAACGACGCCGTCAGCAGCTATAACGATTCACTTACCGATGCTGTAAAAAGTCCGGGATTCAGCATTACGATGGGCGGCGAGGTGCTGACGCAGCTTGATGATCGGATCATGTCGCTGTCACTGACGGACAACAGGGGGTTCGATGCCGATCAGCTGTCCATTTGCATTGATGACAGTGACGGTATGGTTGCCCTGCCGCCGCGAGGGGCTGAGCTTGCCGTATCAATTGGCTGGCTGGGAGAGCCGCTGATCTACAAGGGGTTGTACACGGTTGATGAGGTTTCCCATGAAGGCCCGACAGATACGATTGGCATTACTGCCCGCAGTGCTGATTTTCGTGAAGAGTTCAACGTAAAGCGCGAAGTCTCATGGCATGACGTGACTGTCGAGCGCGTCGTGTCAGCCATAGCGCACCGTTACGGACTTAAGGCGCAAATCAGTGAAATGCTCATGGATATTGAGATTGAGCACGCCGACCAGACGCAGGAAAGCGATATGTCTTTCCTTACCCGCATGGCGGAAATGCTGGGTGCAATTGCCACCGTCAAAAACGGCAATCTGCTGTTTATTCTGCCTGGCGGCGGTGTAACCTCTGAAGGGAAGGCACTACCCTCTGCCAGCATTGACCGCACGAGCGGTGACCATCACCGCTTTCGTATTGCCGACCGGGATGCATATACCGGCGTTCGGGCCTACTGGCTGGATCTCAATTTTGGCAAAAAGAAAAAGGTCAGCGTTAAGCGCCGCAAGCCTGCAAAGCCCAAAAAAGATAAGAGCAGTAGCCGTGAGGGCGATTACATGGAGGGCGCAGACGGTAACGTTTATGTGCTGCGCAAGACCTACCAGAATGAAGAAGCGGCAAAACGCGCGGCGGCGGCAAAATGGCAACAGCTTCAGCGTGGCGCGGCAGAGTTTTCGATCACCCTGGCGCGTGGCCGCGCTGAGCTATACCCCGAAATGCACGTCACGGTTAGCGGTTTTAAGGATGAAATAGATAATCAGGACTGGATCATTGCGCGTGCTGAGCACGTCATTGACGACAGCGGCTTTACCACCCGGCTGGAGCTGGAAGCGAAAATACCTGACTGGATAGCGGAAACTGAATAAAATGAAATGGAGTTCAACTCCCACAGGGGAGCCATCATTATGTTCAGATGTCCATTTTGCGGCGCTATGGCCCGCACCCGTACCAGCCGTAAAATAACCGATATGACAATCCGGCAATATCACCAGTGTCAGAATCTGGAATGTAGCCGGTCATTCACCACGCTTAACAGCGTAGAAAGGGAAGTAACAAAGCGTGCAGGTACTGCACCGTTACCGCCAAACTTCGTCCCCCGCGATGCCTTCCCTGCTTCGCACTATGGAAGGGATCAGCTCAATTTGGCTCTTTAAATAGTGGCAGCAGAAGTGCAGCCATAACCTGTGATTACCAGCGATTACCTGCAAAGAGAGTCTTATTTATCATAAGGTTATGATTTATAAGACTCTCTAATAGTTTTTAAAATCCCTCGGCGTTCGCGCTGTGTGGGTTCAAGTCCCACTCCGGGTACCATGGGAAAGAAAAGAATAATCAAAGCAATAAGCAGTGTCGTGAAACCACCTACGGGTGGTTTTTTTGTGCCTGAAATTTCTCGCTTCTCGCTCAGCGAACCTTCAAGCTCAGAAATCCCCTGGCTTTCATCCTATGTACATCACAGGCATTTGGGGTGTAACGCAAGCATATCACCCTGACGGGCTCAACATAGATACGCCAACGCTATTGCAACTCTTACCGGTCTTGAACTAACAGGTTAGATGAAAACAAGCAGAGTCACTATCAGCGTGCAGCATGAACTCTTAAGGCCTGTCAGCCAGTCGTTGAGATAGATTTTCTGATACATATGAAACTCTCCCTGTTTTGAAATTCTCTTTTATGATTCCAGAAGTCAGGAGGGGCGGCTACAGGTCATGAGAGATAAACGTTCGCAGCCGAGGGGCCTCGAAGACCATTTATTCGACAAAACTCAACGCGTAATCCGGGGATGAGTACTTCTGAGTCACGGAGACTTAAGGCTGAAATGTGAAGCTGTACATCTTTGCGACCATCGGAGGGGGAGATAAGGCCTTTACCGCTCTTGCAGTCAAAGGCTTTGACAATTCCTGTCATTTTACGAGACAAAAAAATTCCTTAAAACTAATAACGTGTTGCACTATACACATACCCCGGGATAATGCCAGAAATATTTTTCAGCTATCGTGAGATCTGGATAACTAAAATAAACATTGATTATTATATACGCCCGTGCGTTAATGGTCGCGTCGGTTTAAAGAACAGACAAAATACAAAGTAGTTTACTAAAGCAGTTCTCATTTCAGGTGTTTTATATTTATCCCTTCTTTGAGTCTCCCCACTAAGCACTAAGTAGTTTCTGTAATAAAACCATGTTCGCCGGAAGGCCAAATTAAGGAATACAAAATGTCAAAAAAGATGAATGGTTTAGTAAAATGGTTTAATGCCGATAAGGGATTCGGTTTTATTTCTCCTGTTGACGGTAGTAAAGATTTATTTGTACATTTTTCTGCTATCCAGAGCGATAATTTCCGCACCTTGTTTGAAGGGCAAAAAGTCTCTTACTCCATTGAGAATGGTACTAAAGGTCCGGTTGCTGGCAATGTAGTTATTACAGAGTAA